TTCTTCTTACAATGCAATGCGGTGATATCGCAAATATGTATTCCGTGGCTCCAGCTACAATATATCAAATTAAAATAGGCAAGACGTGGAAAAATTACTAAATAGATAGTTTATACTTAACGCGTATAAATTAACAATGTGTCAAAAGGACAGACAATGGTAACCTTCTACGGAGCAGGCCAAAGGACAGGCATTCTCGCTGTAGAGAATAAACTTGCTAAAGCTCTAGGCAAACAAGAAGGCACACTAGTCGTCAAGGCTGCTGAAAGAGATGCTGTAGTTGCTGAGATAAGTGCGCGTATGGCTCGATACGAGAAGTACGATCCTGAGATGTACATGCAACTTAAGACACTGCGCAAAGATGTTCAAGAAGTGTTTAATAAAGGGCTTGATCCAGGGGTTGATATGATTGAGCAGCTATACTTCTTAGATTCTAAGACGAGAGACTTTGTAGAAAAAATGAGTCGTAACTATGATATGGTAGTTACACCTAATGACTTTAAGCAAATTGCCATGATTATGAGTGAGAACTTAGCTTCTCAAACTCCTATTCTGAAAGACTTTACTAAGTTCTATGGCAGATTGGCAGAGGACTTCATGCTCACATCAAAGCCTGCTACTAGTTCTTTTGATGTGCCTTCTTTGCTTAAGACTGAGATATTGGGTGCAAGAAAAAGCGGGAAAAAATTACCGACGTGGCTAAACAGGATACTAGGTATAAAGGATGAATCTATTCGTGATAAGTTTCTAAATCGAATACCTGGATATGTTCCTGATGGATTTATTAGCAGTGTTCTGACAGGTGTCAAAGCTCCAGAACATCGTCGAATGGGTTTTAAAATAGGAAAATTCTCAATATTCTCAGAAGATATTACTTCAGGAATGGAAGTAGGCATTGCAAATAAACTTGCAAAGAAATGGACTAATATACCTTCTGTAAATTTTGATGGAAAGACTATTGAGCAGAACTTCACACAAGTGTTTGAAGAAAAGCTTATGTACAAGGACGCTGATGGTAAGTGGATAACTAACATACTCCAAGTGCCTCAGAAGACAGATCCAAATTGGTGGGAGGAGTTACGCAACAAGGATGGTAAGATTAATGACATTGCAGATACAAGTCAAGCTCGTACAGCTTTTGGTGTAAATGCCAATCACAGTGAAAAGTTGCTGTGAATAAACTCCATAAATTCGGTGGATATCCTTCGTTAGGACAATACCGAGCCAAGCTTAGCTCTAAAGGGCTTTGAAGGTGTAGAGACTAGAAGATACGACCGTACAGGTTATGAACTTCGTAGGATCCTAGTGGATTCGAAAAATGGAGATAGTCTTTTTAGATTATAAGATATAGTCCGAACTATACAGCAATGTATAGGCGTTGCTTGTCAGGCAACATTAAAAGGAAGCAAAATGGAAATATGGAAGCAGTACCAAGACACCAACTATTTCGTGTCTAATAAGGGTGCTATTAGAAATAACGTTACAGGCTTGATACTAAAGACATCAAAAAGTCGACAAGGGTATATGTGTTTTGCTTTATGGCACAATGGTTCTAATAAGACAGTAAGAGTGCACAGATTGGTAGCTGAAAGTTTTATTGAAAATCCTTTAAACAAACCGATTGTAAATCACATTGATGGAAATCCTTCTAACAACGATGTTACCAACCTAGAGTGGACTACAACAAGTGAGAACATAGTACATGCATATGCTACTGGTCTTGCTGCGGTAGGTGAAAATTGCACTATAGCAAAACTCTCAGAAGTGCAAGTATTGCAGATAATTGAGGATTTGAAGGCCAAGAACTCGATAATAAGCGTAGCTAAAAAGTTCGGAGTTGCTGCTGCCACTATAAGTCATATCTGGCATGGAAATACTTGGAAACATTTGAAGAGGGAAAAACCAAAGACTACAAACTACCAGGGAAAGCTAGAAGCGACTGATATACCAGTTATAAGGTCATTGTTCAAAGATCATACTAACACTGAGATTGCTAAAATATACAACGTTGCCAGCGCTTCAATTGGCAACATCCGCTCCGGCAAGAACTGGAAAAATTATTAATACCTGACAAACAACCGATAAGAACTAACGACTCTTATTGAACACTTTGAATGACGCCACAATTGTAAAAAACTTCCATATCTGGGGTGCTCGTAATAGTATTTCGACCTCCACGGTGCATGACGCTTTTGTTACAAATGCTGCTGATATGCTAGCTGGACGTGCAGCACTTAGAGAGATCTATGCAAAGGCTGTGGATTCACAATCGTTAAAGGCTACTCTGGATGAGATGTTAGCTAGAGGTTTGCCAAGAGAATTATATGACAGATATTTGAACGAAGCAATCGATATAGGATTGATTCCTGTTGTAGGTCGTTCCAGGATAGGCGGAAGACTACTAACAGAAGACGATATTCTTAAAGCATCAGATGTACGTGTTCCAATAAACGAGAAATTTAACTCTAATAAATACTTCTATGGTATTGGTTAAATTCGAGTTTGAATTTACGGGAAGTGTGTTCCCTTCATGATTAATTACCAAGTTGTACTTGGATATAAGGATAGAAAATGACTGATAATGTAGACAACACAATTGATAAGGCAGAAGAAATTCTAAATTCTAGTGAGGATTCTACTACAACGAATATTTCCAAATCACAAGCACAGAGTGACGAGGACATGGTTGCTAAGTTAGTTCAAAGTCGAATTGAATCTGAACTTAAGCCGATTAAAGGTAAGCTAGATAACGCCTTTAAACAACGTGATGAAGCCTTGGCCAAAATTGCAGAGTTCGAACGCAAGGAGCGTGAAGCCACCTTGAAGCAATTAGAAGCTGAAGGCAAGCACAAAGAGATTTATGAGTTAAAATTAGCAGAAGAACGTGCCAAAAATGAAGCATTGTCTAAGCGTAATACTGAACTTAGTAGAGACGTCGCTGTGCGTGACGCTTTGAAAAATCTAGTGTTTCGTAATGACAAGGCTGCTGATATGGCCTTCAAAGATATTGTTGCTAATTTAGTACAAAACGAGGCAGGCCAGTGGGTACATCGTTCAGGTATCTCAGTACGTGACTATTGCGATGCGTTTTCTAAAGATGACGAGCAATCGTTTCTTTTCAAAGCCAAATCAAATAGTGGTGCTGGAACCTCTACCACGAATACCAATGTTCCTGCTGACACTGGTAAATCAAAATCACTCTTTAGTAAATCGCAAGCCGAAGTCCTTAAGATGGCAGCCGAAGGTAAACTAGGAGTACTACAAACATATTAAGGAAAATAAATGACTTCTGTTGTTAATAATGTAAATGGCGCTAATACCTATGCCATTCAAGCTGCGCTAGGCGCCTACGCTGATGAGGCGTATACCAATGCTCGCAAGCTGTCTGGCACTGGCATTGTCGGTCCCAACCCTAACATTGATACTAGCACTGAGACTTTCATTGGTCAAATGCGCTGGTACAAGCCGATTAATCCCACCATCAACGTCGCTTCACTAACAAGTGCAGCCGCTGGTGCTGGTACTAACTATACGTCTGATTTCAGTTCGTATGTCAAGACTGTTCGTACACATGGCGCAACTCAAGTCAACATGCAACAAGTTATCACTCAGCAAGACGGCCTAGCCAAGATCAGTCGTGACTTTGGCGAAACTCGTGCGCAAGACGAGCACAATGCCATTCTATCAGTACTGAAGGGTGTAGCTATCAGCGAGGCTCTTAACGGTGCTGCTACTGGTTCAGGTGCTACTGGTCTTGGCGGTCAGACTTTCAACAATGACCCTACTGACAAGAAATATGGCTTCTATGTCGATCTAGGCTCTGCTAAGCCTGTTATTGAGCCTACCGCTGCTATCCAGGGTGCTTCACGTGCTGAAGGCTTCCTGAACGCTGCTGGTATGGCTTGGAAAGACTACGAGCCAGAGTATGCTTATCTTGTAGTATCACCAGAAGTACTAGCGTCGCTACGTTCAGCTAATCTAGTCGACGAGACTGGCGTTGCTGAAGGCAATGTAAACTTCCAGACCATTTTTAATGGCAAGTTCCGTCTAATCCAGACGCGTGCTGCTCAAGGTATGACTTCTGCTCAACTAGCCAAGATCAATTCCGGCGCTGGTGTTGACATCGTAGGTACTAAGACTTCATTTATTGTTCTTCCTGGCGCTCTTGCCATGGAATCCCTAATGGTCCCAACTCCTGTAGAAATCTTCCGCGATGCACGTGCGTATAACGGTGGTGGTGCTACTGATATTTGGTATCGTTGGGGTTATGTCGCTCATCCAGGCGGCTATGACTGGGTTGGTTCTACTACTGTATTCCCTGATGATGCCGCATATATGAAGTCCGTTACTGGTGGCACTCCAGAAGCCCTAGTCGACGCTACTGTTGGTGTTACTACTACAGGTACATGGAATCGTAAGGCAACCTCAGCTCTCAGCCTCGGTATTCTACCAGTATTTCACAGCTAATTTAGGAGAAACTTATGGCACTGGTTAAAGGGGTTAACTCCTATGCTACAGTTGCTGAAGCAGATGCTTATTTTGCTGATCGTTTAGATGTAGCAGCTTGGACGTCCACTACACCTGAACAAAAAGCACAAGCACTTGTTACTGCGACAAGTGTATTGGATGATCTTCAATGGACTGGTACAGCCATAAGTGAAAGCCAGAAATTGGCATTTCCTAGATCAGGTCAATATTTCGATCCTCGTGTAGGTACAAAAGTTTGGTTAGCAGACACAGTACCTACTAGA